TCGCGTTCTTCTCGAACTCCGCAATGTCGAGCCCAAGGCTGACACGTAGCGCGCCAATCACTGCCGCCATGGCTATGCTCCTGTGCTCTTGGCTGCAAGCCGGGCTGCCTTGCGGGCCAAACGTTCGGCCGCCTTGCCGATTTCGTTCCACAACTCGGTGCGGATGATCGCGAGCGACTGTTGAACGTTGCCGTCGAACGCGGGCCGCAAGAACGGCTGCGGCGGGTTGTGCGCCGTGCCGAACTCTTGGTGCATGCCATGCGGTGCGGCGTTGGTGACACCAACGAACACCTCGACCTCAGACGCGCGCGTGTGCTGGCTGCGCTGGCGGCGCGTCAACTGCGTGCCGGCATCGATGCTGATATGCAGCTTGCCGGTCGGACCAATGGGCGCGTTCGCTGACGCAGCTTCCGCAATGGGCTTCGCGGCCTTGAGCAAGGCGCGGCGCGCGACGTTCCTGCCCGTGGCCTTGGGCAGTTCAAGCAACGCTTCCTGCAATTCCTTGAAGCCCTCAGTCTTGACCGTGACGCGGGCCATCTCAGTCCTCCCGCTCAACGAACAAGACCAGGTAGTCACTGCTGACGCGGTACAGTTCAGCGTCTGGGTCGTAGTCGTCGTGGCTGGACTGAAAGAGCGCACCCTGCACCGTCACCGCCTGTGGCGCAGTCCCCATGACGCCCTTGAAGCCGTCCAGGTGTTCCTTCACGAGGCCCGCAAGGTAGGCAGCGGCATCAGGCGTCTGCGCCCATGCATCCAACTGATAACGCGGGCGGGCAAAGCCCAGCGGGCCGGCGTAGGTGTGAAAGCCCTGGTCGCTGATCTTGGTGTAGACGATGCTGGCCTCGCGCGTGCCCTGCGGCAGGCGTGACGGGAACATCCTGCCGTCCACAGCAGCCATGATTTCAGGCTTGCTCAGCAGATAACTACGCAGCGCGGGGCGAAGGTCTTTAATCAAGACGACCCTCCGCTGGTTGGAGGCACCGTCAATACGTCGGCATTGCGCGCCGCGATGATTTTCAGACCACGTCTGCGGCCAATCTCGTGAACCGCGATGATGTCGTAGGTCTGTGCTGCTGGCGGATGCTGTGCGTTCGCCTCGTTGGGTGCGGGACAGATCACGCGGTCAAGCGGCGACAATTCGGCCACGGCGGGCATGTACCGTATGCGAAACTCGACCTGCTCTTTGGCAACCCACTGTGAAGCGGTGCTGCGTTCGTCCCCGCGCACCGGCACGCGCGACGCCCAAAGGCGCTGCGCTACATCGTGCCACCGCTCGGTAGGGTGTCCGCTTGGCGCTTGCGTCAGAATTTTCCTCTGCACCGTCACTCTGCGGTCGAGGCGTCCTGCGGTGACAAGGTATTGGGTCATGGCTAGTAGAAGCGGTGCAGTTTGTGAGCGCCGATCAGGGCCTCGCGGGCGGCAAGGTGACGGCCAGCGCCGTTGAGGTCTGCGGAGCCGCGAAGTTCATAGGCATCGGTGACGGCAAACAAAATGGCGTGCGTGATGTCGGCCGGAACAGCGCCTGACTTCCAGCCAGCGGTAAATGTGATGGACACCGGGGCGGGTGCGTCCAAGGCCACTGTCGGCCACGACAAGCCCACTGCGGGCACAACGACACCGCCGTCATCCCCGGTCAGGTCGTAGCGATATGCGGCTGTATTGTACTCGTCCTCAGTCAACGTGTTCGTTGTGCCATCGTTCTGAGCGTAGGTGACACCTTCGATGGAGATGGTCTTCCCACGCGGCAAGTGAATGGCCTGGTCTGCGGTTCGCGGGAAGTCGGACAAGACCCACGTGTGACTGCGCTTCACCACCGTGCGGTGCATGACGGCTTCGGCCCACAAGATGGCCGCGCGCAAGTAAACGTCGATGAGGCGACCCTCGTAGCCTTCGTCATCCGCCCGCAAGTGCGCCTTCAACACCTGAGAGTCTGCGAGCGACTGATACCAATCCAGGTCGCTTGGCAGTTGAGCAACAGCGAGGCGAAGCGGCGTCATGGGGATGCCTCAGTGAATGAGTCTATGCTCGGGGGCAGCAAGGATGACCTGTTCCCAGTCGGCCGCGTCCTCCCAGCGCCGGAATTCAACGTCCATCGCGATGGTGATTTTGACCGCTACGCCTTCACGTACCGCCGTCGCTGCAATGTCCAACGGCATCTCGTCCGGCACGTCGTAGACACCGGCGGGGAATCGCTCCCCCGCCGTTTGCCACTCGCGGCGTAACAGGACGCGGCGCATGGCTCAGCCGCTGATGCCCTGGACCGCCATGAACTTGATGGCGTCGTTGTTGAGCGGCTTTCCACCAAGCCGACGGCGCACGTAGAATTTCACGTAGCCGGGCTGCGTGATGTCGTCGCGCGTCATGCGAAGGCCAACGCGGTCAACGAGCAGATAGCCGCGCTTGAAATTCCCGAACGCGATTGCATGCTCGTTGTGGTCCGGATCGGGCATGTCCTCCCAGCTAGCCACCGGGAACCCGAGCAAAGAGTCAGGCTGGCCAGCTTGCAACGAGGGCTGCCAGAGATAGCCAAGGTCGGTCTTGAGCTTCCGCACCAAGCCCATGCTGCGGCTGTTCATGACCCACGAAGCGCCCGGACGGTAGCGGGCGTTCAGCTTGTAGATCACGTCGATCAGGCCGTCGCCATCAAGGGCCGCGGCAACGGACTCATAGGCTTCGGCATTACGCAAGACGACGGCGTGATCCTCAGTGGCAACCGGGTCTGTGTTCAGCATGCCGGTCGGCTTGTTTGCGCCGTCACCGCGAATGACGGCAACGCCGGTCATGCTGGCGAACACCTCTGACGCTTCCTCGGACAGCCAACCGGCCACGTCGAAGAACACGTCATCCAACGACCATTCGCTGGCCTTGGGATAGGCGTACAACTCGCCCTGCGTCGGCCTCACGTTACGGAGCAACGACGTGGCGGATTCCTCGCGTGTGCCGGTTTCACCAATCCACGCACCGGCAGCGCCGCCAATCGAAACAAGGTGATTGTAGTCGGACGTCCCGACCGTCACGACCTTGACGAGGTCGCGCACCGGCGAGAACTTCCGTTCCTGCCGCTCAATCTCACGGGCAATTTCCGTAGGCACGCCGTACCCGCCTGCCGCGCCGCCGCTGCTGACGGTATCAACGGCCTTCTGCTCGCGCTCAAGCTCACGCATTTTCTGTTCGTCAGCGGGGCTGTTTCCGCGTGCACGCACCCAATTGACGAAGGCGGTCTTGTACTCGTTGGCCTTCTTGTCGGCGGCAGTCTTGCCGGGCCGATCCTTGGCAGCCTCAAGTTCCTCGATCCGCTCGCGATGAAGCTCTAGCTCTTTGTCGAGGCGCGTCTTCAGGTCGCTGAATTTGGTGATGTCGGTTTCAATGCGCGCCAGCTTGGTGCCAAGCTCAGCCGCCTTGCTCGTGTCACCGCCAGCAAGCGCCTTGATGCGCTCGTCATTGACGGACTTGTAGGTCTCAAACGCCGACGCCAGCTTTTCAACTGCGTCCTTGATTTCGGCGAACATCATTGCCTCCGCGCACCGCGCGGTTGGCGCGGTCGATGCAATCAGGGTTTGGAAAAACCCGGCATCGCGCAGGGCGTGAGGAACAGGCGCGGCATCACGCAGCGCCTCACTCAAGACATACAGGACTTAAGTCTTATCGCAAGTCTTCTTTGCTACGCAACTTTGAGCGCGGCAGTGAAGCGCTCAATGGCGGTGAGAAGCGCCTTCGCATCAGGTTCATCGTCGTTAAACACACGCGAGCAGATGGTCTTTGCCGTGGTCCTGCTGCAACCTTGCGCGCGAAGCATTCGCTCAAACTCGGTGACGCTGGGAACGTACTCCCCATGTTCACTCAAGCGCGCGGCCTTCATGGTGGCGATCTGAGCCAGCGGATTCATGGCCAAGGAAACAACTGAGGCCTCCATCAGGTCGAACTCTGCAATGCGGCGGTTGCCATCATTGTCGAAGTCGGCCTTGATGGTCCTGCCGCCAATGGACAAGCCGCGCACCGCCTTCATGCCGAGCAGCGTCTTCACTTCATCGCCCAGCGGCGTCGGTGCCAGTTCGCCCTTCACATAGAGGCCGTCGCTGTCCTCACGCATCTCGCGCCATGCACCGGGCACCTGATCGGCGCGGTGCATCCAAAACATGCCCGGCAATGTCCCAGCGCGCTTGTGTTCAGCAAGGCTGCGCTGGAACGCACCGGGCAGGATGATATCTCGGCCGAGGTCTACGTTGCCGAACGTCGAGGCATAACCGAAAAATTCGCGCCCCGTCGTGCGCTTGATGTCGAGCGCGAAACTAAGCTTCGTTTCCATCGTCGTTCTCACCGTTGCGTGCTGGCGGCGTTGCTGATTGGCCTGACGGTCCTTGCTGCCAGTAACCTTCACCGCCGTCCTTGGCGCTGATCGGATTCATGTTCTCCTGCTCGCGCCAATCGTTGGCGTTGATAACGCCAGCCTCGCGCTGGATTTTCAGGCCTTCCTGACGGCTCTTGAAGTCGCCGCGCAACGCGCCGTCCACATTGAACCGAATGACAATGCCGCTGCGGCGGTCCTCGTCGCTCAACAGGTCGCGCTCCATCGCCGCTTCAAATATGCGGACGTATGGCAAGATCACGTTCTGGATGAAGTCGAGAGATTGCTGTTCAACGTGGTTGTAAGTGGCCTTGGACAGGTCCCCGACCAAATGCTGGGGCACGCCAAACGCTGCGGCAATCACACTGCGCTGGTAGCGGCGTGTCTCGATTAACTGGTTCTTCTCGTTATCAACCTCGATAGGGTCCTTGAGATTGATCCCCTTGGGGAGCAACAGCGCGCGGAACCGCTTTCCCTTGCCGTGGGCCTTGCTGAAACTCTCAAGGAAGCGATTGCGCTCCTCGTCAGTTGCAAAGCCGGGCTGTCCCTCCTGATACTCGAACACGAGGCCGGGCATAGCGCCACGTCCGAAGAACTCTC